TTGCGTCTTTTGCCACCTGAACTCGATCAATTGCAAAGTTCCAAGGATGCGCCCTAAGTAGAGCCTGAGCAAGCCTCGGGTAAAGCTCCTTACAAAGCCGGGCGTTTTTGTTGGCTTCTGTAAGAGAGCTGATCCTTGACGCTCCCAATTTCGCTAAAGCAGAGTTGCATATAGTTACCTTTGAGATCGCCAAGAATCATTCCCTCCTAAATTAATCTAGTACGTACTGAATGTACAAGCCGATTGTTCCGCTAGTAGCAGAAGTGTCGGTAGCTACAGTCACCGCTGGCTGTACAGCAGCGTCGAACTTCTTGAACATTCCAGCTTCTGCAAAATGATCTTCTTGCATGGACTCGTGACCTTGGTTGGTCACTGCAGCGCCATCAATAAAACCATCAGCAGATGCAGCTTCAACAGCTGATCCGCCAGACAATTCAGCAGACGCCTGCCAACCAACATCCAATGTTCCTGCGCCCAAAGCGTCAAAGAACAAATGAACGTTAAGAACTCGCGCACCCTTAGGGATGAGTCCACCCATAAGAATGACATCGGCTGCACTCATGTCAGCAGTAAGCTCGTATGTATCATAAATACATCGAACTCGGCCGCCTTGCTCACCAACTCCAGCCTTGGCTGAAGGAACGTCAACTAATGCTTTATCTGCGTTTACTCCGTATAATGTTGCCATCTTCGTCTATCTCCTTATGATTGCTTGCAGAAAATTTCTACAACCTTTTCTTCTTCCAAACGAGTAGCTCCGATGCTCATTCTAGAATAAACCTGATTAGCGTAAGACTTGTCAGCTCGCTCGCTGATCTTGGTCTCAATGTCCTTACCAATAGAAAGCAATAGGCCGTCTTGTGCCCATGCAATCATTGACTTGTAAGTGCTATCAAGTGTTCCAGAACCTGATCCAACCGAACCGTCTGTATAACTAAAGCTTGAAGTCAAGCTAGTTGCAGGAAGCAACTCTAGTCGAATGAACTTGAACCCGAGGAAAGTGTCAACCTGTCCCTGAACAAGCGCCTTAACAACGTTGTAATCAGAGCTAGTAACTTCTGTCTCAGCCAATAGGCTTTGAAGAGCAGAAGCGTTGATTGCACAATATCGAGGAATCATCTCATCAACGTCGTTTGCATCCAAAATCTCTTTAGCGCGACGAAGAACTTCAACGTTCATGTTGGCACCAGCGTTGCCTGCATCGTTAACAGCTGTCAAACGCTGAGAGTCACCAAGACCTACAGCAGTAGATCCGTCAACTCCGCTGTAAGCATTGCCCAAAGCTTGGTTGATGATCTTCTCGTCCATTGCACGACCCATAGCGAATACTTGTGCTTGCAAGTATGGGCTTTCAGGGTCGATCAAAGTACGAATCTTGTCTTGATCGTCGATCAAATCCGCATATTCGTAGTCGGTCAAAGTAACTCGTCTACGAGAATGTGGAGTGTCGATTAGTGGAGTGTCAGAGTGACGAGAAGTCTTCTCAACAGCTGTGACTTTCCCTAGTCTTTCATAAAATGCCTCGCTGCCTTTTTGCATTTCATTGCGTACGGCGCCACGAAGACGTGATCCTTTTTGTTGCGATAGATGAAACAGTAAATCCTTATACTGCTTCACAAATGCGGTAGTAATTTGTGAACTCATAGAAGTTCCCCTCCTTAAAGATGTAAATTTTTAATTGCGTGGGTTGTCTTCTATAAGAAGGCCCGAATGTGAATCCTCATCAGGCATTAAGCTGCTTCTTTCGGGCCGCAATGGTTATCCGTAGCTTAATATAGGGGCCAACTAAGGTTATCCCTACCTAATTTAACTCTTGACAAATAGTATATTACTCTTGTTCGCCAGTTACAATACCCTGCAAGTACAAAAGTCTTGACTTATCCTTTTCATACCCAGGATGCGCTGGCCCCTTCCAATAAGGTCTCTCAGGATTATTCATGATCTGAGCAATCTCGTTTTGAGCCTCTTCGCGAGTGACCTCAAGAGAATTATTACCCTCCCCTGAAACCTTATCCTCACCAATCAAAGAACCAGCCTTAGCCAACATCTTCAAAATTGCCGGAGAATTGCCAAGCCCCGCCTGATTCAACTCATTAAAGGCCTCTTCTCCACCGAATTCACGCGCTGCAGCTTGTGCAAGCTTAACCTGCTTATCATACGCAGGCCCCCACTCACGCTTTAACTCCGCTTGAGCCTCTTCCATCTTTTGCATCGCCTGCTTCTGATATTCTTCCATAACTCCAGAATTAATCTCTGAAAATGCATTCACAAGCTGTTGAAACTGCTTGGGTAATACCCCAGCCTTATGAGCCTGCTCACGAAGCTGACCAATCACGCCCTCATCTAATCCATCAGGCGTTTCAACCTTATACTCATCTAACTGCTCAGGAAGACCCAGCTTCTTATAAACCTGCTTCCAGTCATCATCAGTAGCGTTCTCGCCAGGCAGGGATACCTTATCACTACTAATCGCTCGTCTTGCGTGAACATAACTTTTCGCCAAATCAGCAGGGCTCTTAAATTTAATAATATCCGGGTTAGATTTAAGCTCATCAGGTAGAGAAGAATACCAACTCTCATTATTAGACGGTTCCTGAGAAGCCTCCGGCGCCTGTGTACCACCCAATACTGAACCCTGTTCTTGCACTTGCTCTTCGCTCATAGTCTTACTCCATTCCCCTCTTATCAAAATAAATCTTGCCTAATTGATGAAAACAACAGTTAATCGCTGCATTCAATCTCTGATAATCCTGCATACGAACTGCCTGCTCTTCTTCTTTTAAATACTTCATCTTAGATAACACGCCCTCATCAAGCTCCTTCATCTGGCGCCTTATAACAAGAAGCTGCCTTAAATCATGAACCACTGCTTCCTCTAATTCATTAGTAGTCGTCGACGACTGATCCATCTCGCTGCTCCTTTTCTACCCTCTCGATTCGGGCTCTGAGATCATTAGGATCGCTATTAAGCAAATAAAGAATACGAAGTATAACACTGCGCTCTCCCTCCCTATATGCCATTTCTATTCCATTAGGCCTCTTACTAAGAGTCGGACTCAACACATGATGAACCCTCATCATGTCATCTAAAACCTCTTGTCCATCTGGAGTATTAAAAAGCGCCCTGTATTTAATGATCTTATCTATGTCGTTTTTCTTCATAAAACTTTATAGGTGGGGGCTTGGGTAGATTAGGTAAGACCCCCTCGCCCCCTAGGTTCACGGACTAAGTACAACCTAGAATCTAGTTCTACCCCGCCTGATTGGCTGCTGCAACCGCTGGACCCACTTTAGAGATCCTATCCGCCTCTTGATTGGCCTCTTCCTGCTGCTGCATCTGCTGTTGAGCCTCGGCCCGAGCCTCTCTAATCTCGGCTATCTGCTCGTCGTTTCTCAATCCCCTCTGAGGGAAATTCAAGCTTCTGGCCAACACACGTACAATCTCATCGCCGTTAAACATATCTCGAACATTAGGATCAAGCTGAATAAACGGAGCAGCCGCTTCAAATGTCCTTAAAATGTTCTGAGACTCGCTAATCCTCTGCGCACGAGCTATCATAGATGAATACTTAACATCCAAATCCCTTCCCTCTAGCTCTGATGGAGGATCACTAATCATACCCTGCTTGAGCATGATGCTAAACACACGATCAATAAGAGGCCGCAAAAACTCACTCTGCATCCGACCCAATACCGGGCCAAGCAACCTGTTCTTCTCTTCTGTTCTCTGCAATACCTCAGTAGCTGTCATCTGAGGTCCCTGCTGCAGCTGCAACTGATCCACAAAGAAACTCTGTCTCACCCGCTGCCTTCTGTCCTCAATAGCCTGAAAACCAAAGTCAACCGGGATCTGATTAAACAAAGGCCTAATAGGTTCACTACCAGGCCTGACATGAGTTAAACCACCAGGACGAGTAATCACAGGATGAACAACTCCATCATCAGGCACCTGAAGTGGAGGATCTGCTACCTTCTGAGCTGCAATCATCATCGTCTCTGTCATCTTGTTTAACGTCTTCATATCAGGAAGAGCGTTCATCGCAGGACTACGACCATAAACCTCGTTAGAAGCCTTCGTCCATCGTGGAATCACATAAGGGAACTCACGGAAGCCGCCCTCACGCAATACAACCTTTTCTTCCTTTAACACATACTGAGAAACGAACGGCAACAGCTCATCAGCGGGGCCATCGTTACTATCTTTAGGGTAAACACCATGAACAACATAAAACTCTTTAGTGTCGTTCTTCTTGTAACACTCCATTACAGATCGAGGCATGACTTCTTCGCCAAACTCTGCAACCAAGTTTTGAGCCGTCCATTTGAATTCTCTGTAAACTCGATCAATATAACCTAAGTTATTTTCTTCAATGTAAATATCTTTAATGTGCTTGGTTGAGAAACGAATAACCGATTCGTCATCCTCTTCTATAAGCATAGCAGCCGTTCCAAATGCACCAAGATCCATGTACATCTGATGAACTTCTGTGTTGAAATTAGAGTTGTTCAAAACGTTATGTACGTTTAGCGTCTCCGCCTGAAGCCACTGCCTGATACCATCCTGATCATCGAGCTTCTCATCTCCAGTAGTAAGATCAAACCACATAAGATTAGGGTTAGTAAGCATTGACTGCAGGCCAGCCGATAATAGTTCAAGCGCCTGAATACCTGTGTTATCAAGCAGCTGAAGATTTCTCTTATTTCCCTTAGCTGGCTCTTCATTGATTTCCCTACGGAGAGGAAGAAAGTAAACTGCAATAGACCTCCAGTGCGTTTCCCAGGTGCCTCTTAATCCTTTTAATTTTCCAGGTTTCTCTGCTAACTGCTTTGGAGTTAATTTACCCATTTATCGCTTTCCTAAAAGTGAGGTATTAGAGGAAGTCAACATTGATTGAATCTGACCCGGCTGATCTGTTTTAGCCGCTACAAGCTTTCTCTCAAACGCTGCGCTTCTGGCAGATACCTTTGCCAACTTGTTTAATCTGTCTTTTATAGATTGTGTTGCGTTAATATCATAACTAAGGCGCATCTTCTGATTTAACCCAGGAGCATTAATCAAACTCCCGCCAATATTAAAATCTGCATCAATCGGTGTTCTTAACTGCTCAAGAAGTCGCTTCTTCTCAGCCTCTGGAATATCAGCCCCTTTAAGATCCTGCTCTAACTTCCTGGCCTCTTCTAGCTGATTGCCGAAAAGATCATCAGGCGTTCTCGGGCCACCGCCGCCGCCAAAAGGATTAGAGATTAAGCCAGATCTAATACCAACCTCGCTTAATCCTCCAGACATAATGCCTGTTCCTACTCTGGCTACTTTTTTTGTTGCTCCGCCCATCCGATGTTCTCCCTAAGCTGAAAATATATCATAATAGCTCTCCGCCTGTCTCGGCAAGTTCCTGTCATCACCATAAGACCTGCGCTCTAAACGCTCTAATCCTAACGCGAGGTATCGAAACGCATCAGCACCATGGCTTGACCAATCGTGAACAGGCTTGTTGATGAACGTCTCCAGCTTATCGTTATACTGCTTGTGATAAAACTTTAAACACTCTAATCCTTGAGCACAGTTAGTCTTGTGAAAATAACACCTAGGCAACACCATCCTCACTGCGTTTATCCCATCCTCTACACTCTGCCTCGGTAATATACGCGTCTGATGCAAACCAAGCTTTCTTAAACTATCCTGCCGCGTGTTACCTGTCTCAAGACTCCTTGCCGCTGCATCATGAGGTAAGATCGTCTCCCCAATTACATAAGGTTTTTCCTTGATCACCTTTACATAATCAATCAAAGACAAACCACTAGCTTCATAATAATCCACTACGTGTATCTCATTTTGTGCAAGCTGGAAAAACCATATCGCAGTCGAATCACCTATCCCTAAATCAAAAGCCAAATGCACTGGCTGCGACAAGTCTATAGCAAAGTCCTTAATCTGATCACTCTCCATTAGCTGCAGAATCTGATTTTGATAATATGCCCCCTTCACCTGTGCAGTGAAAGAACACATAAACTCCTGCTGATAAGCTTCCTCACCAACGGAATCCTTAATCTCTGCCAACTCTTCCTTACTAAGAACGCCGCTTTCATCGGCACGAATGGTTTTAGCAAACCAATCCTTACCATCTGTCATGTTCTTTTCAGCCCTACCATACATCTTATAGAAATGATTCATGCCGTTTGGTGTTGAAATAATAATAGCCGACCCACCCCTGTCAGCTAACGCTGGACGAATAATCTTTGTCCACGAATCAGGAAGACAAAATGCAAATTCATCTTGGACACAGAAATCTACATAAATTCCACGTATTGAATCGTATCTTTCAGATCCTAACAACTGCATTCTAATTTTATCACCACGCCACGTTCTTGGAATAGTAATAAGCAGTTCACTCTCATTTGTTTTTACTCCTGGAAACTTCTGAGTGAATTGCTTTGCATATTCCCACACAATACGTTTGGCAGAGGCATAGTTCATCGCAACATAAACCCCTTGAGGATTATGTTGATCACAACGAAGAAGGTAATCCAACATGGCATTAACAGCGAAAACTGTTTTTCCAAAACGCCTATGCGCGTTCAACACATTAAATCGCTTTAATTTTTCGTGAAGTTCCTTTTGTCCACCCCTCGGACGATACCCTGTATCAATAATCTGCTTATCAGACATAGATATCCTTCCACGACCTATATTGTTTTATAGAATAAACACAGCTTCTAGTTACATTGAAAGAGCTTGCAACCTTTTGCGCCGTCTCACCCTTCTTCAACCTTTTGCGAATAATAACTACTTGTTCTTTAGTTAGCTTAGACTGGTTATGGTTCTCACCCTTATGGCTTTTTAACCCGATCTTAAAAGCGTGCTTTTCATTCTGAGATCTAGTTACGCGCTCCAGGTTTTCCAGACAGTTATTATGCTTATCTCCATCTAAATGATTTATATATAATTTATCATCAAGCCCTTTTAAAACCCCGAATGCTGCTGCAACTAATCGATGAACCAAAAAAGCCTTTGGAGTCTTATTTTTTCTAAGTTTTAGAGATTTATACCCATTCTTTCCACTATGTTGTTTCATTATTTTAGGCTTATCTCCATAACAATATGACCGTATTCTTCCTAAACTAGAAGCCTCATAATTCGGATACCCTGGTATTTTCCTCCAGACCTCACTCATGCTCAATCACCTCTACAGCCTTTACTTCCTTTTCTTCTCGCCTATCAGGTATCCCTGTATATATATGAACAATAGGAGCCACGTCCTTGCGCTCCTCATCCTTAGGCTTAACCTGAAACACATCAGGATCATCTATCTCAGCATGCCGCTTTAAAATCTCTACATAAGTCTTCAAAGCCTTCGGATCATCCTTAACATTATCGGCTGCCCTTAGCGCCTGCTCGAAACGAATCCTAGCAGCGTGCTTTCTAGATTCTGCCAGGTTCCCAGCAAACTCCTTATCCTCACTTGCCCATTTCTTTATAACCTCATAAGGAGGGAAAGGTAATCTACCTATATACTGCCTGCAAAGCTCTGTGATTAAATCACCATCACTTACCCTAGAACAGATCTCCTCTTTAACACTATCCTGCCTTGGCAAGAATGTTGCCGTATCAATAGACTCTATAAACTTAGCCTCTTCTGCCGTTATGTTAATGGAAATATTCACATATCCAATACGAGCATGCTTCTGATAAGTCTCTACATCTGGCTTGTCATCAATCTTTAATAGCTTATATAAACGGCCTGACTTAATAGATACCCACTCAACAAAACTGTTCTTAGGATTAATGCGCTTATAGAATTGCATAAGTTACTGATTATAGGATAAATCATTAATTTACAAAAAGACAATGATTATTTATAACAAGGGGTGGACTAAGCCATGCAACACGAACTTATTAAAAATCTTTACAAGCAAGGTTTCTCAATTAATTACATCAAACGAGAGCTGAAGTTTAAACATAAGACCAGCATCTCAGAAGAACAGATTAAGAAAATACTGCGAGCTAGTAACGTTAAACTGCGAGACGGTAGAACCTACAGAAGAATACCTAACCACGGCAACGCGCGTTTTGCACACCTGGAGGATTAGATGAAGATCCGCATTGAACTAGACCTCTCAGATGAGAGCGATGCCTACGACTACAAGTTGTTTCAGAGGGCAGCCAAGCAGCACTCACTCATTGAAGATGCCTATCTTATGCTTCGCTCTCACTTAAAGCACGATGCGCCTATCGATATGGATGAGTTGTATACGCTTATCTCTCAAGCGCGGTTTATTGTGGAGGATGAGTGAATGAGTGATTTAGAAAAAGCTGCTGAGGAGTATTGGTTTAAAGCTAAGATATTTAATCCTAAGAAAGATTCACTAGAAACCTTAGCCTTCAAAGCAGGCGTAATGTGGGAGCGCAATCGTATAGCTAAGGCTTGGCCGAGTAGTTTGGATATTGAAAACTATCTAGCTCCAGGCAAGTCTGAAAGTTTATTTGTAAAAGCGTGGATTGCTTGCTCTAGCTGGCTCCGTGAGCGCATTCTTGGAGGTGCGGAGTGACAACTAAAAGGAGAATAAGATGCCATTAAAAAAAGGAAG